TATGATGGGAGGTGCTTTGAACGCTGCTTTACAAGATGAAGGGTTCATGAACAGAGCAGGTACTGCTGCGGGTAGTTTTATGGGTAGAATGATGGGGATGAGATAATGATAGACAATAACCCACTTTACAATTTTTCAAGTTCGGCTATGAGTATTTTTTCACCAGTCAAGAGCGTTATTATCGACATGGTTATGGTTCAGTTATTAGCCATTATAGTCACTCTTGGACTTATATTAGTCACTGGTGCTGATAATCTAAGTAGTGATACTATGGCGTATTTAGTCGCCGGTTTGTTCGGTGCCTTCTTTATGCTCGGCGGTATCTACAGTAGAATCTCTAGCATCTAGTACCACTAGTCTACCCCATTTACCAAGTGGGCATTCACTTGATGTAAGGCTAGTTTTTACTCTCATTTGACAACCGCACTCTAAGCATCTGTTACTACTGTGTTCCCAACTTGGACATATCATGCAGTGTTCCATTCTGCTTTTCTTTACATCGTTCGGAACATACCTTCTCATCGCTATGTCTCTACCAGCCTTTGCTAAATTCCTAGCAGTTTCTATAGAAACGGGTACGCCCATAATTTTAGGTCGTATTCTGGGTAGTTTCATGCACTTTGCTTGGGGCTTCTTGTTCAAAAGGGTTATCCGTGTAAATGCTATGGGCCACATATGGCGGGTGAGCGTCAGACTAAACGGTCCTGTCCTTTCTGTCAGCACGAAGACCGTGATATGCTTGAACAAAACATAGTCGACGGGATTGCAGAGCCACGAATCTTAGACAAAGATATGGGCTGGAGAGCCAATACTGCTGAGCGACATATGAAGAATCACGCTGGTAGTTATCATGAAGGGGCAAATCATTCTTGTGTAGTTTGTACTAGTGATGATAGAGGCGAGTTAGAAGTCGCTTACTTTGAGGGTGACAGGACTACAGAAGATATTGCTACTGAATTAGATTGCAGTGAACAATTGGTCTACAGACATATGAAGCATCATTTCCAACCTTTAGTAAAAAGGGGTGCTACTGCTGTAGTAGCCATTAATGTTGGTCAAGAAGTCGATATACTTCGTAATAATGTACAAGGATTAAACGGTAAACTTGCACAGTTTATGGCGGAAAGTAGCGTGCACGATGATGGTGTTATTTCAGACATGGTTAGGCTTCACAAAGAAGTAAGAGAAACTCTCAAAGATTTAACTACCTATCAAGAGAAGTGGGCAGAGCCTACACAGAACATCGCCAACAACACTATCAATGTGCTCAAGGTGGAGTTAAGTAAGGAGAGTCCTGATACTTGGAAGAGAATCAAAAAGAATCTTCTTAACTCTGATGATTTAGAACAAGACATCATGGATTTATTGTGAGGTGAGAAGTATGCCAATGACAGGTTCAGACACAAGGATGTACAGTCCTCGAAGCGAATCTATGCTTGGTTATACCAAAGATGATGATGATTACAAGTACGGTGTTGGTGACCCAAAGGAAATGGATAAACTCCGAGACCAGAAGCAATCTAAAAAAGAAGCAGAAGAAAAGACTGACGACTTACCTCATCTCAAGATATCAATCCCAAAGCCTGAACCAGAAATGCCTCCGATGATGCCGGAAGAGGAAGAAGAAGAAGAGCCAATGATGGATGACCAATTTAACGAAGGTCAACAGTTTGGTGCTATGACAGGAATGCCTGACATGGGTAATCTGAGTATAGGTAATGCAACAGGGACAATGCCTGCTCCGGGCGGTATGCTTGCTACTGGTGAGCCAATGGAAGATGCTTGGTCTACCTTGATGAAGAGTAGGTTAGACGACATGGGCGGCTCAAAGGATAAATCTTGGAAGCAAACTCAGTATGAAATTCAACCCGGTGGTGCGGATATAAGCACTGCCACTAGTCGTCGAAGTAAATTACATTCTCGATTTTTGAAACCTGCAAAAAAGCGTGGACTTGATAAATCACCTTTGGCAGTACACAGAAGTCACTTAGGTATTGAAACCAAGCAACCACTCAGGCTTTTCCCAAGAGGTTACGACCAACAGATGGGTACAATGCAGCGCCGTAAGTTGATGGGTAATGTTCCTGTCATGCCTGCTGGACACGCTATGGGTGCAGAGAGCGCTTACAACCCAAAGTCACCAAGTATGGCTGCAAGTGCAGGACTACCAATCAGAGAACCTAGAGCGCCTCGACTTAGAGGGCAGGCTTTGGCTAAATCAGAATTACAACTCATCAAATCAGAACTTGAAGAAATCAAGAAGAAGAAAGATTACATGCAGTTTGCTCAGATTAGAAGACTGCTTCGTCAACTCAAAGATGCTGCTGAAAGACAAGAGCGTAGACTCAAGGCTGCCAGCCAAGGCGGTCACGGTAAGAACAGAGAAGTAGGACACAGAGAAGGACAAGATAGCACAACTCGACCAGAAGGGGCTACCGAAGATATGGAAAACGACCCTAAGAATTGGGGAGCACCTTCCACTATGTTTGCAGCCAGAGGTAGTGGGAGAGTGGGCTGATGTTTAGAGTTCACCAGCCTGCTAAGTCTTATCTGATAAAACAAATACAGGTTCTTACTTGGGCTGATTTTTCATCAGTGCTTAATCCGATTATCAACAAGGCTGCGTATTTGCATTACACTGGGCCCGGTGCACCACCCGGTGGTCTACCACACCCCGGTTATCCGCCGGAAGAAAGTCTAACCAAAGACTTGTCACCTGACCATACACCGTGGGACCATCACCCTGAAACTGGTGAGAAGTTAGAAGGTGGTCAACATCCTATTGATTATGTATTGAACGACTTGGTATCGAGATATGGTGACAAAGGTGTGGACATGGATGGTGCAAAGCGTATAGTTGATGCGGCTATTGTCAGATACAACAACGCTCATCCAGATGACAGTCAGCATAAGTTGCCCGATGTAGACAGTCCATTGTGGAGAAAGGTATTCGCTGGTGACTTGTATGACCATACTGACCCTGCTCACATGAGAAGTGTTAGAGGCGCTGACCCTTTGTTCGAGGGCGGCCCGACTCCTTTGCAGACTTATGCTTTCAATAATGCCAATATTGACCATCCACTTTCAATGAAGGGTAGATGGCTCGATTCTGGTTTGTTTCATATGAACAGGGAACTAGGAGAAGTGTTGAACGGGATAGGACTAGATACTCCTGAAAATATTAACAGTTTGAAGTATGTAAAATACAATCGAATATTACCCCGTAGCCTTACTCCTAATGCAGCGTCTTGGGATAAGAATCAACTTTCACATGCATTGAGAACAGGTAATATACCTAACAACTTAAGAAACGAGGCTGCAAGAGAAGCGTTGGCTAGTCAACAAAGTCATCCAGAAGTTTTCTTACATTCACTTTATCCAATTCTTCCAGATGCTGCTTTTGAGACTAGTGGACCGAGAGGTGGTAGGGGTAAGACATCCGGGCCAGAAGCCAAGGCTGCTAAGATTGCTGAGTTTAAAGAAGCCCTTGAAAGCAAAGGTGTAGATGTAAGCCCTTATTCTGATGAAGATTTGTATGACATGCGTAATAGTCCAATTATGTCTGGTCTGTTTCAAGAAGTTACTAAGTTAGATTCAAAGGCCGCTGGTGGTTATTTTAAAAATATAATTCACAACACTGCTAACGCAGCAGGTTCTCATACAGATTATGCTGATGATGAGTTAATTCACCACATCAATCAACAGGGCATTGGTAAGTTTGACAAACCTACTTCTTTTCATGGAAGGTCTAATCATGCTGGGAAGGTTATTGTTGGGCACTTATCTCACGCAGCCCATCAATTGATGAATCAAGGTATGGATAAAGAACAGGCTATGTTAGAGGCTGTTAACCAATTTAGAAATGCAGAAATTACTACTCCTCCCAAATCAAAACCAAAAGAAGGACTCAGAGAAAAGACTGAATCCGTGTTACAACAGATGTTAGACCACACAGGGCATGACCCGTTTGAGTTACAAGACATACAGACAGATTTTAGCCAAACGGCTACCACAGGATTACCTGCACATTTTGGTGAAGAACAAGCACACATGGCGGCTATCCCAGAACATTTTGAGCGCAGAGTACTAATGCCTACAGAGATGGCCCCTACTAATCAATCAAGAGAAGAAGGACCTGCTTTGACACCTCCTGTTCAACCTCAGCCAGAAGCACCTCCTTTGTCTTCTTTTACTAGACAACCAGAGGCACCTGCCCCACTTCCACCACCTTCTCCCCCTGTAGCAGTTGCGCCCGGACTAAGGCAAAGGTCTGCTAGTCCAGTTGAGAGTAGGTTTATTCAACAATACCCCGGCATGACCCAACCAGTGGGAGAGGGTAGAGTGAGTCGGCAAACTATGTTTGACCCATTTACGGGTGAACTGATTACCACTTCTAACGATGTCCTCACAGGGCTCGATGATATTCTAAGAAAGATGGATAAAGTTCAGGCGCTCGATGCTATGCAAGATGATTCTGTAAGAAAACTACTGCCTTCTGACAAGGTATCAATCAACTCATTTTGGGATGTTCAAAGAGTTGCTAAGAGTCTGGGCATTACCAGCGTAGATGTTCATGGCCTGTATCAAAGCACAGGTGATTGGCACAAGGTTGCTGACCAATGGAATGTAAAACCTGATGTAGTAAAGGCTGTTAAGATTGCTTTTGGGGGTGTTTGATTGAAGAAGGTGTTAGTTAAGAAATCAAACAACCAAGTCTTGGTTAAGAAGAATCTCAAAACAGTATATCCTGTCAGTGGAGGTGGACCTGTAATGATGTTAGGCGGCGGTGGCGGTGGTGGCTCTCGTGGTAGAACTTTGAGAGAGCAAGCAGGAGGTTTTCTTGGTGGCGTTGTAGGAGTCGCTGGAGCGCTTACTGGTAATCATAGAAGTATTGGAGGATTGACTAATGCTATGGTTTCTGGAGGAGCCACAGGTTCTCAGTTAGGTAGTGCCCTTGGTCGTACATTTGTTCGTAGAAGAGGGCAAGAATTGGCTAACTTAAAAGAGGCAGAAAAAAGAGAAAATGCAAGGCTTGCCGCTGAACACAAATTAGAGTTTGGCGCTTCTGGATTCAGAAATAAACCAATCGCTGACCAAAGAAGAGCGTATCTAAGAGGAGTTGCTGTAAGGCAAGCCGAGGATAAGCAGAGGCAAAGAGAAGCAGATGCGGCTAGCACAGCATACGCCAGAACTTTCGGTTCAGAAAGAGGGGAAGAAGATAGAAACTATGCTGACATGATGAGACAGTTCGTTAGTGGAACGGGTATGGACCCTGCTAGAGCAGGTGAGTTTATGACTCAATTTGGTGAAAGAATAAATGTTATGCAAGAGCAACAAGCACCTAGTCAAGGTCAAGATGTTGCTGTAGTAAACCCCAATCAGGGTGACTCGGTAGACCAAAGGATGCAGGAAATGGCATTATTACCACCTGCACAAAAATTCATCCCTCCTTCTCAAGAGGCACTAGATGCAGGTCCCGGTGCTCAAATAGTTGATATTGAAGACCAATCAGTTAGTGAGAATGATGAGATATTAGAACGACGATTGGCCAACATGCGACCACCTGAACAGGATGAAGAAGAGGAAGAGCAACAGAGACCACCCTTCTCTCAAATAAGAGTCAGGCCGTCAGGTCAAAGAAGTATATTTGATAGACCGGAGTGATGAGATGTGGAGGGTATCGATGAACTGGTCAGGGACATGGATGTGGAAATGTCCCGCAAGTCATTCGAGTACTTCTTCACTGAAATCCTTGAATTCGAGTTCTCTGACCACCACGAAGACTGGTTGAAAGGTCTCAATGAAAGCCGAAGATACTGCGTCAAAGCGAGCCGTGACCACGGTAAATCTGTATTCTTTATGTCCTATGCGCTTTGGTTGGCCGCTTTCAAACCAAATACTCACATTATGATATTCAGTCACAGCCTTGAGCAGACACTTGAACACATGCGGTTTATCCGAAATAACATAGAAAGCGCTGACATTCTAAAAGGATTGAAACCTACAGGCAAGCCTTGGGCTAAATCATACTTCGAGTTCACTAATGGTAGCCGTATGATGGCTAAGTCGGTTGGTGGTGCTACTCGTGGTTTCCACCCTGATGTAGTAGTATGTGACGATATTCTTTGGGGTACTACTAGTTCTGAGTTACAAAGAGCCGCCGACTGGTTCTATACCGTTTTACTTCCGGTTCTGCACCACACAGGTAGATTGATGATGGTTGGTACACCGTTTAGTTACAACGATTTGTACGCTGAGTTAGAAGATAAAAAGGCATTCAGAGTTGAAACCTATCCGGCTATCTTACCTAATGGTGAACCACTTTGGCCTAGTCGTTGGCCACTTGATGCTTTGAAAGTGCGAGAAGATTCTATGCCAGCGATTAAGTTCGCTCGTGAATATCTGTGTGAACCTATCCACGATATGTCAAGTATGTTCCCGATGACTTTGCTAGAGAAAGCCAGAGACAAAAATTTGGTATTGCTTGATAAAGCAGAAGAAGAGTTCGATGAGAATGGACAATCTGCTGGAGTATTTGGTCAGCACTTTGTAGGCTGGGACCCAGCGATTGCATCTGACTCTAATGCTGACTACACTGCTATGAGTGTACTTAGGGTGTTGCCGGGTAGTGAAGAAAAGCAATTAGTGCATGTACTTAATCAAAAGGGATTAAGTGGTGCAGCACAGAAAAGACAAGTCATATTACTCAACAATAGATTCCAACCTGACCTAATTGAACTTGAAGGTAATAACTTTCAGCGTATGTTTGCGGCTGAATTGCAGGATATGCGAGGCGATATCCCAATTAAGACATTCATGACTACAAGACAAAAGAAAGAAAGTATGTTCATGTCTTTGCTGATGGCTTTTGAACAAGGTCAAATCAAAACACCTTGGGGCGACGAAAAGAGCAAAGAGTTTACTCGTACTCTTGAAACACAACTCAGTAGATTCGGTATGCAAAAGAACGGTAGACTAGAGTCCGTAGGTAGTCACGATGACTTGGCTATGAGTTTAGCGTTGGCTAACTGGGCTACCAAAGAGTTCAGAGGCTCTATCATTGCACTCGATGATTATCTTGAAGGCTTTGATGAGTGGTTCGGTGATGTGTCGCCCAACAGAGGAGCGAGGGCTAGTTGGTTCACAATCTGATAAAGAATTATATTATACCAAAAAGTGGAGATAATTATGTGGCCGAGTCTAGGAATTGGAAACTTTACTAAATCTGTTGACATGGGTCACGAAACTTTGAACATTATCGCATCAAGTCTTACTACTCACCCTCATGTCAATGACAGTATTGCTAAGTCAATTGCATCACAGACCGTAGTATTTACTACAGAAAATTTACCTGAAACTGTATATGCACCATTTTGTATTACTGGTGAAGGTTGGTTTGAAGACAGACTTGGCAAAAGTGCATCTGAGATTGTCAAAGAACTCAGAAAAGCCCGAAGAGTATTCAAAGAACATCGTGATGAAATTGATGACATCATAGACAATGTTCGTAAAATTAAGAGCATGGAGGTAGATGCGACTATCAAACAACTTGGCTGGGGCTCTGAATACGAAGAAGATATAAGAAAACTAGGCGTGAGTGAAAAAGATTTGAAGTCACTAAGGTTGTTTGGTGAGACTCGTAAGAGTAGTTTAGTAAGAGCCTGTAACTCTTGGGCGGCGGCAGAAGATGCACTTGCTAAATTAGATGAGTTTGAAGATGTATGGGGCGAAGAAGAAAAATTTGCTTGGGTCAACGCTATGGAAATGAAACAAGATGCTCGTAAGATGTGGAAGAATGCATTACATCAAATCGACAACCTTTCCAAAGAACAACAGAAATGGATGAGATTAGCAAAAGAAGAAATCACAAATCACGGTTCTATGTCAGCCAGAGCAATCACTGAGAACCTTATCGAAAAAGGCGTACCTCGACTTAATTCTAACAGACTATCAAAACTACTCAACATGTATGGTGAAGAGATAAACATCGTTAAGGCTCATCGAAAAGGTGAATACATGTGTTTGTCTAAAGAAGGCCTCATAATCAAGGACCCTTGGGCTTATGCAGCAGGTTTTCTCGATGCTGACGGCTACATTACCATTACAGAAAGAGGTGAGCCAAGGGCTGGTTTTATTGCCACTGGTGACAGAGGTAAATTACATTGTGAACAATTGTACAAGAACATAGGCGCTGGTGTGTTACAGGTTGACCAAAAAGTGTACAACGACGGTCAACGGAGCCAGCACCGTGTTAGTTTCTACTCGAAAGATGATTTGACTAAATTACTGAACAAAATTACTCCACATTTGCAGATGAAAGAAAGGCAGGCAAAGGCTGTCATGGCTTTCATAGGTGAAAAAGACCCTGTAAGAAAAACTGAATTAAAGCGATTTGTTCAGTTCTCCAACAGAGACGGAACATCAAAAGGTGAGGAGTCTCTCCGAGAGTGGGGAGTAGACAGAGATACGGTCATAAGTTGGGCGGAGGGATTGTGATGGCAGAAGAAAAAGGTAGAATTGGTAGATTTTTAGAATCATTGGCTAACCCGTTTAGAAGAAGGAGTACTCCAGCGCCGCAGATGCCGCTTTGGACTACAGGAATTCAAGAGCCTGTATTAGCACAGGGTATTACTATACCAGCGCTTTATGCAGTGGCTAATGAGAATCTGATACTAAGAACAGTCTTGTCCACTTTGCAGCAAGAGATATTCCGCAGAGGCTACTATTGGGAAAAGAAATTCCATAAAAAATGCACATCTTGTGACGCTGAGTTTCAACACGATGTTAAAGAGTGCAAAGATTGCGGTGATACTGAGTTAGTCGGACCAGACCCAGAGCAACTTGTTTATCCAAGATGGTTACTAAACCAAAGGAACTCTATGGAACAGTCTTTCATGGATGTACTTAGAGAGATAGAGTACGATTTGAATATCACTGATGATGGGTTTTTGATACTTATCAAAGAGTATTACATGGACCCGGAAACAAATGAGTTGGCTTTCTATAGAATCAAAGAGATTGTCAGAGGCGACCCTATCTTTATGCGAATTATTGCTGATAAGCGTGGAGTAAGAGGTGGTCGCTTCAAAGTATGCCCTATCCATCGTGACGAAGTGAAGTCGTACTCTGGTGAAGAAAAAAGTTGTAGCGTATGCGGGCATGAATTAGAAGATGTGCATCATGTCAACACAGCAGGTTCTGGTAAAACACAGTACTATCTTAAGGGAGAAGTCATACATGTAAGTAAATACAATCCTAGTAAATTGTATGGTCGAAGCCCTGTATCTACTCTTTGGCGACAGGCTATGACTTTGACAGCGATGGATAACTACATGTACACTGCTTATTCAAAGCGCAGAATACCAAGAGGTATATTGAGCGTCACTACTGACAACCTTGAATCTATGAAGTCGTTTTTCAAGGCAACCGACGAAAAGTTAGAGCGTGACCCGCACTATATACCTAAGATTGGTATTGAGTCCGGTAGTGGTCGTGGCGGTATCAACTGGGTTAAATTAATGGATAGTCTTGAAGAGATGCAGTATATTGCAGCCAGAGATGAGATGCGACAAAGAATCGCTGCTTTCTACGGTGTATCTAATGTATTCATGATGGACACTGGTAAATCTGGTGGACTGAATAACGAGGGTATGCAGATATTGGTAACTAACAGGGCTGTTGAATTTGGTCACAAGGTATACACTGACCATCTATTTCCAATGCTAGTAGAGCAAATGGATATCAGTGATTGGCAACTTACACTATATCCGAATGAAGAAGAGGATGAAGTTACTCGACTACGCCGTGACGAAATGGAAGTTAACATTGCACAAAGAATGATGATGATGGGTTACAAGCCTGAACTCAAGGAAGATGCTAACCGTGACATTCGATTCATTTACAAGCAACCAGACCCGAATGACCCTGCTCAACAACCACCACCTCCGGGGGGAATGCCTCCGGGCGGAATGCCAATGGGAGGTATGCAGATGGGTGGCGGTATGGGTACACCGGGTGCTTTGCCAAGTCGAAACATTAGTCCACAGGGGGCGGCTATGCTTGGCAGACAGGCACAGATGGGTATGGGGCAACCCGGTGGAGAAGGTGCAGGTTTGAGAAACAGAGGCCCAGCGAGCCCTCAGAATAGAACCAGTATGGGTTCAGGTGCACCAATGTCCAGCGTTCAGCAAAGAGGCGCTCAACCTACTGGAGTTCAGCAGGCGAGTCAAAGCATAGTCAATGCCCGTAATCCTAGAGGGGCTTAGGAAGTTTAAAGTCAAGGAAGGTAGTGGAGATGAGCATGGACCTGAGAAAATTGGACCCAATGGCTAGAAAAATGCGTACTCATGTAGACGCATTTTACAAAGCACTAGACGAGAATGATGGCTTTTCTGCAAGGAATCATATTAATGAAATTGTGAAATATGCAGATTACCTAAGTACTGATGTTGAGTCTGCTGTAATGAAGCAAGATGATTCTATTAAAGGAGTCAATGACATCTACGCTGGTGGAGTACCTATTATGAAAATGTCAGAAGTCGAGACTGTTCACAAGGTAGAAGCAAATGTTTTGCCGGGAACAATCAGAACTTCTCGCTTTGGAAATATCAACCGTAGAGTATCAAACCGTACACTTTGAGGTGAGTAAATGAGCGACGAGAGGGAGAATGTTGCTGAGAAACTCATGGGTGCTCTCATCACTAAGATGGAAAGCATGGATGCAGGTTTGCAGATGTTAAAAGCAGAAAACGCAGAATTGAAGAAAGCACTTACTAATCCTGCAAGCCTTTTGAGAAAGGCCGGATTTGTATCTGCTAGAAATCGTATGCCAGAAGATGTCATGCCTGACACCTTTAGAGGAGATGCTGACGATGTACTTCTAAAGGGAGACAACGGAGAGCCTTTGAGCATACCCAAAACCAACGCTGACTTCCACAGCATGGATTGGGCAGATATACACGCACTTGCTGACCAAGCAAAGTCAGAAGGTGCAATTGGAAATGAATTAGGAATGGATTAAGATGAGACCTAGATTTGAACCTAGAGAGCCAGAAGTTGACAGATTGCTAAAAGAGGCAAAGAAGTTAGAAGAGCGTATTGCTAAAGCAGAGCCGAATTATTCTGGACAAAAAGAAGGCTCAAAAGAAGGTTATGCTCGATTCGAGGCACAGCCGTCTGGTGTACCTAATGCTTTTTACAACACAAACAATGTACTACTTGACGGGGTAGAAGATGTTGCTAACAAAGGTGCAACTATGGAAAACAGCGATGTCTTGACACGCACATCACCTTACTATCCAACTGCTTTCAGTACAACAGGCGCTCTTGAAAACTTCAAAGGTGGTGACGGTCCAACCTTAACAGAATTGAAGAAGTCTATTGACCGACTATCCAGCCGTCTAAGTTGAACGGCTGGTGGTATGGATGATAGAAGGTCACTACGATACCTTTGACAGGGCTAAGTTTACCTTTATAGAATCTATTTACGACGGTATAGGCAAAGCAGATGCTGCTGCCGAATACTACTTTGCTAGTCTTAACTTACAAAGGCACGGCTACGATTTAAACAATCAAGACGACACATTGCTTAAGATGGCAGATATCATTCTCAAAGACAATCATGATTGGTTTCAAGAACAGTTTATGTCTGGCAACGAAATAGCACAGAATCCCTCTTTACAACCTTCGAGAGTTGTCACACCTGAGCCGGGTCAACCTTTTACTGGGGCTAACATCCAGATGAATCCGGGTGACCCAAACAGTGATTCTCATCACGATATTGATTACTTCGGCTCAAGTCTGTTTCCATTACATGGCGACAACATGGTTGACCATGTGGCTAATTATTATGTAGGCGACACCCCCGGTCAAAGTACTAGTCGTGACCACGCTGATATCACTAATCATTTTCACAGAAAAAACTCACAGACTGGAGATGCTGAATACAATCCATCGGGGTTTCTGAGAAACAGCGCTAACTATGGTAAGTTAGCCGATGATATGACTAATCATGATATCTATGAAAGGCACTTCAATGATTGGAAAAGTAACAATGACCCAGTTGTAAGTTTGATGACTCAACAGATGCACGAGCAAGGTATATTTGATGATGATGAAATAAATCACAGACTTGCCATGAAGCATATGGAAGAAGCCAAAGAAGGCTGGAAAGATAATCTAAAGTTCACCGATTACATGCTTGGTTTGGAATGGGCAACACCAGAAGAGCGGCAAAAAGTATATGACCACATTGCTCGTTTTGGCTTGACAAATAAAAACAACCCCCTCAAACTAAGGGGAGGTAACGATTGGGTACCGAGAATAGTGCAGAATATACAGAATAGATTTGCGCCTATCTTTGACCACTGGGTAGGTAAGGCTCACATACCGGGCTTCAATACCAAAGCGATTAGAGAAAGAGAGCCATCTGCTGCCAGAGAGCCGGGGCCAACTGAAAACATGTCAGCGTTTGGTGCTGTGGAAAATGGCTACCAAAGAGCGATAGACTATCTTCAAGAAATGGAAAACATACCAAGTGTAGATTTGACTCAAAGACCTTTCTTAAATGAAGAAATTTCAAGCGACCCCAACGACCCAAACAAAGTAGTTAATCGGAGTATACAGTTCGTCAAACCTATTAAGCGACAAGACCAATTTTTAGGTGAAGAAGTAGGTATGGATTTCAACACCATGAGGGCTTTATTAGGTGTAGATTCAAACGGTAGACTACACTCTCCCGGCCAGCACCCTGTTTATAGGGATAGATGGAACCCGGAAGAAGGTCCTTTTAATCAAGAAGAAGTTGACAAGATAATGCGAGAAAGAATAAATCGAACTCGTAATATATTCGCTGGTAAGATAGGCAGAAGAGAGGCTAGTATACATTACGCTCCTCACATAGATGAAGAAGACTTTGACCCCGAATACACTAAGGGTGGAACGAGTAACGATTCCTTAGCAACTTATTGGGGCAAGCCTTTCAAGGTTGGTGGGCTGAATAAGAATCCACAATTGTTGTTTGAGTTACTCCATCAGGCTACATTGCTTCACGGTAAAAATCATTTCAAGACAGGTATCAAAGGTGAGGAGTCAGAAGAGGCTGATATATTTGAACAGGCTTTCGCTCAGATGCGGGCTGGAGAAGAAAAAGTCGGACCTTATGATGAAGGCTATCCTGCTGACCAAGTGACTATGGATAATAAAGGGTATGAACAAAGCCTGTTCTTTATGAAGAATCCTAATACAGGTAAACTTGAACATAGAAGGTTACATGAAGATAGTGATGGAGGAGAACACCTTACATTCAATACTAAAAGCGCATTTGCGCCGTTCTTACCCAGACCTATGGAGGTTGTTGATTCCAAACATAGCGATAAACCACAAGTAGATTTTGCCCACCCCGAACACGCAATTAACATCCATTCTGCTGGTTTTGCTAACCACTTTAATAAAGATGTAGGAACTAACAATTTCTTTTCTCGACACGCTCAGTCACTCAATCCAGCGGTCACTAATTTACATCTAAACGAATACGAAGGAGCAGTCGATGAGTTAGATGATAAATTACAAGTAGACATACGCCAAAAGTTGGCTGGTAAAAAAGGTCACTTTGCGACTCATAATCCGTTTACTTTCCAAGGCGGTCACGACCCTGCTGCTCGTGAGAAGGATGCTGGTAAGGATGCAGTTATGATAGCACAGCACAAACACCTTGCTGGTCCTCCGGGCACACCTGTAGAGATAGGTGAAGTTCACGATGGTCATAGACCGATGAACGAAGATGTTTACTTACCGTTAACATACGGTGAAGGCTATGTTAACATGAGTCGTGCTAACAAATTAAGGGCTGACAACCTCAAGCGTCAAATAGAGGAATTAGAAAACGCCGCCTCTCAAGAAGAGGGTGAAGCCAATCAAATAATCGAAAACAAACTTATGGATTTGGAAGAACAGTTGTCGATGATTCCTACACTTGAGCCTAAGATGTTTGGTGACAAGATGCCAGAAGGCACCAAGATGTTACTAGAAAAGTTAGAGGCTGATGACCAAGCCTACGAAAAGTTAGCAAAACAAAAAGCCGCTGAGTTTCCAGAACTGTTTGATAGAAGTCTACCTCCTGACATAATTGAGGGTAATCTAAGGCAGTTTGCTCGAATGCTAAATGATTATTTTATTAATGCTCCATCAGAAGCACACGGCGTGAGTTCACTCACATCCAGAGACGAATACGGCGAAAAAGAAATGAATGAAAATATGAACCCGATTGCAGAAAAAGCAAAGGACTTTGCCCATAACAGCGATGTCAAGTTTAGTTATGTTGATTTTCTAAGGGGTGGTGCAAATCGAGAGCGCTACATGGCAAAGTTATCAGAAGATTTGGGTTTGAATCCAGAAGATTTCCATACCCAACAAACCATGAAACATTTTCTCGAAGATGTAGTAAACCCCATTATAGATGAAATGGAAAGTCAAGGGATGTATGATGAGTTAAGGGATTTAGAAATTCCAATTCAAACAATTGGTAATTTTGCTAAGCATTATTTTGATACGCCAGATGCTGACTTTGGTGCGACGCTTGAACAAATGAGGAAGACTAGGGGCTTTGATAATGAAGATGCTAGTAACTTAACCACCATGGTTGACAATTTGAGAAACGCATTAGTGCCGCATAGAAGAGGTATGGGTGGTGCAGAAAAGGCTGGTGTCGACGAAAGAAATTATCAGATGGGCTTTGACATACATCACGCTGTCAATCCTGATGAAAGGGTACATGAACATTTTAATGAAGAATTAAAAAGACTGCAAGAAATGAAAGATAAGGCATTTACTGGTCCTCAGCGTAACAGGGTAGAGAATGATATTAAAAATTTTAAATCGAAGATGATTAACTCTAGTTTATTATTAGATAAAAGAACAAAACAAACTCTGCAAGATAAACATGCTGAAAAACACGGTGAGTCTTATAGAAAGGGTAAGCATTTCAAAAGTACTAGTAAATCTTACAGAGCCCAACAAACTCTTGATTCTTTGATTCATAGTGACCCGTTTGTCGAGCCGGGCGCTACTCCTGCCGCAGTCACCGCTAGACTGAGTGGTCGAGTCACTAAACCGATAGAACCAGTCGGGCCGAATGCTCATAACATAGTGGCTTCAACTTACAATTCATCTGGTAAGCGAATGGAGTTTGGTCACAATGTTCCTGTTACTTTCGACTATAAGATAGGTAAAGACGGGAAGATAGATATAATCCCACTACCTGAACCTAAACGAGAAAGGTTAGTTCAACCGACAATGGCTATATGGAGGGGAGCAGGTTTGACTGATGTGTTATATGGAACTGATTGGAATCAGCCTCTCTTTCTTCAACAAGAGCATATACCTGCTCAGTTTAAGAATAATAGGAACGAATCTAATACTTTCGCTAAGTCAGACGCTAACTTGGCAACACTTACCAATCCTGATATTATTCGTAAAGATATAGCCAAAGAAGTACCCATCTTACAACCGATGCATCGTATCTTTGAACTAGACGACCTTGAACACCTGCGTGGTTTTACAGGCGACTGGATAGTATCTGTTATGCCAGAAGGCGAAAGAGGTTTTGTTAAGAAAGAAGATGATGATGTTACTTCGACTAACTTTACTTTAACAGACGAAGACAAGAGCAACTTCAAGAAAGTAACTGATAATGATTATCATTTAGATGTGTTCAAGACCGAAGAGGGCTACTACATCTTTGATGTTCTCAAGTATGACGACAAAGAGGTACACGATGTACCAATAGATGACCGAATCAAGATACTTAGAGGTGGTTTGGAAGGTGTTGAGAATGTACATGTTCCGAGCGCTAGCGATACAAGGCTTACAGATGATGCTGGCCTTAAGGTTACAGTAGAGGATTTGCAGAAAGAAAATGAGAAGTTGTTACTTCGTGATGCTAAGTCTACTTACATGGCTGGTGAACTTCGACACCCTAAGTGGGTGCTGCTCAGTCCGGGCAACGATGTTGTGCTTAGAGTCTTAGAGAGAAGAGGCAACGGCCCTTACACCTATCGATTAGGCACTGGTCCAATTACTAAAGACGAAGAATTAGGTGACAGGGCTGTAGAGGCTGATGGAGAAGTCTACATGGATGTCGGCGCTGCATTTGACAGTGATGAAAAGTACAACGAGGGTGACCATGTTAGAGTCAATGTCAGTAATGTAGGTGAGTCAGAAACAGCCGAAGGGCAGAAGTTGTTTACCGTAACTGGTTCTAAGATTGAAGAAGAGGCTGAAGGAGAAGGACTTGTTAGCCAAGAAACTCTGGGATTACTTGCTAAGGCAGAAGATTCCCAATGGCTCTGTGAAGTCTATAGAGCAGGTGGTGGAATTAGAGTAACTATGCCACAAGGTGATGTAGTATACAAGTGTACACAGTCTGGCCAGTCTTGGACAGCGCACAGCCCTTTGGCCTCTAACGGTTATCTGATTCGTATGTCTGAAAGTCAAAGACCTTACTGGGCACCAGTTGCTGGTGCTTTGCTCAAGGCTGATGTACAGATAGCCGCACCTGTCGAAGAGCAAGAAGATAAGGCTGAGGTTCATGAAACAGAGGGCCGAGGAAAGCCTCTCATCCCTCCTAAAAAAATTCAAGATTCTGAATGGTGGGCTAAGCAAGAAAAGGAAAAGGTACTTGTCAAAGGCTTACAGTTGGTAGAAAAATTACTCAAGAGTGGGGCAGGTGCCGTAGGTCAATCAAGTAGTGGTACTAAGGGATTAGGTATTGACTATGCTACCCCTATAGAATCACCTATGGGACCTACTAACCTACATGACAAGAAGACAATGCCTGATTATGATGTTAGAGATATGGAAGAAGATTCTTCTATAGATGAAGAAACTGAGGCAAAAGACAAGCCTAAACACATGACTGTGCCTACAGATGAGGGTGTTTTGGAAATAACAGAGGACTCTGCTGTTTTCCGTACTTAGTTAAATAGTATGAGTGTCGTCTATAGAAACGATGACAGCCAGTTTGATGTTGAGAACCTCCCCGGTTACTCACAATGGTAGCATCAATTTAATCAAGGCTGATAATGACTTAGTAATCGCTGGATACGCATCTGTTGAGATGGTAGACAAGCAAGGAGATTTGATTACTAGAGGCGCTTTGAAAAATGCTTTTGGTGACTTTATGAAAGCAGACGGTTACCGAAATGTACAACTTGCTCACTCTAACATACAGGTTGGAGAGGTAATTCCACAATATACTGACTCTGATGGCAGAGTTTGGAAGTCCGGTGTCGATGATGCTGGTATGTTCGTAGTCATTCAACTACGAGATGATATAGAAAAGGCAAGAGAAGTTGCCAAAGAAATTCGCAAAGGAGCCCTTAGAGGTTTCAGTATTGGAGGACAAGCATTCAAGAGAATGCGAAAGAGTGATGCCAGTCATGGTGATTACACTGAAATATCCAAACTGGAACTACATGAGGTCACCATTTGTGAGAAAGGTATAAACCCGGAGGCGACATTCCGTATATTGAAGGAGGATACTGATATGACAGAAACAGATGCAATGACTGAATTGTCAAGTGT